TAGGTGATCGCATCAAGTCCCCAATAGCCATTGTTCGAGATGTTCTTAATGTGAATGATGTCGCGGTAATTGACAGCAGTCTCCTCGTCGCCTGACTTGAAGCGGACAAGATAAACGGGTTCGTTATCAATCACGTTGATCCGGACGCTTGAGGTGTCCAGCGGGTACAGCTCGATCGGTATCCCTCGCTGGTCGCGCATGATCCACGCGAGTCCGTTGCCTGTCAGTAGTGCCGATTTCGTCAGCGTCGACATGAACACCTTTGACGTCATATATGGATTCGGTCGGCGTTTGATTAGTTGGTACGCTGGATGCGTGGTCGCTCGCTCACGCTCTCCGTTCGATCTGTCGAATAAGATAACCGGCAGACGTCCGATGTCGTTGCTGATCGTGCTGACAGCCTGCCAGACCCACGCCAGAGACATCGCTGTCGTCTCGGTGACTACCTCGCCAGAGTCGGACTTTTGCCCGAAGGTCGAGGACTTAAATAAGAAGTCGTGCGGTGTGCGATATGTTGAATCTTGCACAAATAGATTCTTGATTCTATTCAGTAACGCCATCGGGGGTTATCTCTCAAAAGAATATCTCGGGTTGGTTTGTTTGTTTGTTTGCGTTGTCGACTGCTCGCCCGCGTGCCATTGCCAACGCGACCGCCCCGTCGATCTTGTCTGTTGATTTTTTCTTGCTGAACCTGATCCCGCCGTCGCTCTTTTCATCGCTTGCACAGTTTGCGAGACACCAGGACAGGACAGGGTTCCCGTCGTGATGAATTTTTGCCTCGGCGATGTCGTCGAGCAATGTCCTGACGCCTGTGGTCATTCCCCGCATCGACTGCCCAACTGCAACAAGTGGTATCCCTTCCTCGATTAAATCATTAACAACGGCATCCGCACCCCAAGGGTCAAAGCCTATCTGGTCAATTTGATAGTACTCCGACGCCTCACGAATAACATCTTGTATCGGCTCCGCGTCAATCCTCGCGCCACCGGCTATAGTCAACCACCCCTCGTCGACCCACTGAGCATAAAACGCCATCCCGTTCGCTTTTCGTTCTTTGATTTTATCCTCTGGACAAAAGAAATTCGACAACACAAAGGCAGGCTCGCCGTCCTCAGTGGCTGGAAAGTATAAAACCAACGCCGATAAATCCTCGTGAGATGCGAGGTCAAGACCTCCGAAACAATGCCGACCCATCAGATCGGGGACAGCGGACTGGCAACTGTACCACTCGGACATTGGCACGACGCGGTCGACTTGCTGCGTCGGGATGTTGAGCAGATACCGACGAAACGCGTTCTGTTTTGCGGGTGAGTTTTTCGCCTCGATGTAGTGTTGGCGTATCGTTTCGATTTGAACTGTGTGTCCGAGCGACGGCATCGCCTTATGCCATTGTTCTTCATCGCCGCACTTCTTGAAGTCGTCGACACACTCCTCGTCGGCTTGTCTCAGATACCCGAAGCAATGCGGATCGATGATCGAACCGTCGAGCAGTTTTTTTGTGTAGTCGTATTGCTCCCACCAGATCAGCGACTGGTCTGCAAGTCCAACGGTGGACACGCTCAACAGGAGCGAATCTTGCCGAGCTGCGGAAGCGTACTGCATCGTCTCATATAAAATTCTTGACCGCATACAATGAAGTTCATCCACCAAAACCAAATTTGGATTTACACCCTCCACGCCTCGAGCCATCGTCTCGCCTGCGAGCGTCTGATAAAAGCTGTTGCTTCCACCGTAGAAAATACGCTTCTTAGAATCGAACGCTTTTAGTTTGCTGGATAGCATCTTGCACGTTCGAACCATCGCAGCCGCTTCGCGATAGATGATTGCGGCTTGCTCTCTCGTACTCGCAAGAGAATAGACCTCAGCACGCTTCCCCGATGTCATCAAACAGAACAACGCGATCCCAGCGGAGAGCGTTGACTTGCCCTGCTTCTTTGCCGTCCAGATGAACCCCCGATTAAATCGGTTTCTGCCGTCCTCGCGTTTCCAGCCGAACAGCGGACGCAGCACGTCATCACGCTGCCAGTCGAGAAGGGTAAACGGTTCGCCCGCGTGCGTTCCCATCGTGTGCCGCAGGTACGTCTCGAAGAACTCACAAACAAAGTCGGCAGCCTGCTCGTCAAAATAGCAGCCCTCAGCGATCGCCGCTTTATCCTGCGTTGCCATCGACATCGTGACCGCCTTCTTTTTTGGTTTCTTTTTTGCCATTAGTTTTTGGCGTACCTCGACAAGAAGACATCGAACTCGTCTTTTGTTTCTTCGGTCACTTGCAGCCGCGTCCGCGCTGAAGGTGTCAGACCGAACTCAATCAACCATTTACGACAGGAGTCTGCACAGCGTTCGCGTATTCTGTCCCACTCGTTGCGGGTTGTCGTGGTGTTGCCGTTGGCGTCCTTGCCAATTGTCCAGGCTCCATACTTCTCGCCATACGCGATTGCCTTGCGCCATTCTGAATAAGTCTGGCAGTAGAACGTCAACGCGGATCGGTCAGCCGATGACAGCACGTTCATCGCGGCGAGCAGCTTGCAGGTCTGCCGCCATTCGTTCTTCGCGAGTCGATCCAGATACCTCGGCGCGTTCGGTATTCCGTCCGGTGGTTTCGGTTCTTTTTTGTTTCGCCGTTGCGGATTCTTGTCGTAGTCTCCGCGTAATTCTTTAATTGCCGACGGCATCGGCTTCCGTCCTCGTACCATGTTTCGTCTCCTATAAAATGGAGCGTTGTGGTCGGAATTGCACCGCCCTCTCGACTCTGGAATGAGTCGCGTGTCGCTTCTAACACTTACAACGCAATTGTGTTTCCTCGAACCATCCTGATTCCTAGTTCGTCTATTTTTGAATATTCTATTTCGGGAACCGTCAGATTGTTTCGAGCCGCTTTGTTTATAAAAAAGATATATCGGAGTTGATGTCCGTCGAGCAGTTCCGCACCGACCTCATCAATATATTTTGCAAAGTCATATCTGCCGCCCGTTATCTCAAAATAAGACCTCCCGCCGAGTTCCTTTCGTGGTCGTGTAGGGGCAACCTCCAACGCGATCTTGTGTATTACGTTTCCGCTTGGCAACCGCGCGAGATTTTTGCTCGTTTTTATCATCGTTAGAACAAACCCCGTCGCTTGGTATATCGTCCCGTGACCGCACTGTGTACCGTCAGCGTATGAGAGAATCCAATCTACGTGCGGGTAGGACTTTTTAATCAAACGAAGGCAGACGGCGATTGATCTGGACTCGCCGTTCTTCGGTAGCCACTCGGCTAACGCCATCCGGTTTAATTCCATCATATTATTCCACTTCGTACCCTCGACTAATCCCAACACCTTGGAGCGATCCAACGGACAACCGAACTGCAACACGCCACCGCACTTACCACCAAGAAAGACGCCGAAGTGAAGCTGAGAATTATTACAGACCTTGCCGGAATAGTGCAGCGACTTGATTACTCGGTTGGCGTCGCGGCTTGATATTGGTTTAACAATAATATCCTTAGCAGTTCCCAAGATAATACTCCGCAATAAATGCCAACGCGTTCCCGTTCGCGTTTTGATTCTCGTCATCGGCTATAACACCTTTTTTTGCTTCCACTAACGCTCGCTTGACTGTTTCGTTCTGGCTCTGGCTAAGGTGAAAATTCATACTCGTTAAACCACGCTCATCGTCTGGTCGCAGTTCTGGCATGTCGGCGCATCCTACGTCAAACATGCCGACCTTGTTCTCGAGCATGGCGAGTAGTTCGGACTCAACCGAGACATCTTCGAGCAGTTCGGTCAGCAGTTCTTGATTTGTCTCAGCCATCTCGGTCAGCGGATCGTGGGTCGCGAGTATCAGGTCTGCTTCGGCTTCTGTGACATCTAAAACTAAGACAGGAACCTTTGAATCGTCTGCGAGTTCTTTCCGTAGGTGTCCGTCAATCAACATTAGACCGTCGGGTGTTTCGCGTGCTAGGACTGCGTCAGCCCAACCGACAGACTCAAGCAAACCGCCCAGAGCGTTGCGTTGTGCGTC